TGTCAGAACCGTCTAATGGATTAATTTCAAATCCTTCATTAGGTGCTGCAACTCTTGCCTTAAATCTAAATCCTTTCGTAGCTGAAAAACCAGGAGATCCTTGTTTATTAACACGTACTGTCTCACCCACTTGGAAAGGAATATTATTTGTCTTAGGATCACTAGATGAATCCTTCGTCAAACCAATAATTTTAGGTGTAATTAATTTAGTAGGTAGAGCAATACCATCAAAGAATGCAAAGAATTTAGTTCTGGGTTTTAATTTCTTACAATTAAACTCAATATTTCTAGAACGCATAAACTGAATATGCTCTACAGAAACAACCTTGTTACCTAGTGACTTCTGCTCAATAACAGGAGTAACTCTATATCTAATACCTGTCCTTGTTTGTTTTCTAGTAGTTGTTCTAGTAGTAGTAATAGTTCTAACTCTCTTTCTCTTAGAAACTCTTCTCCAACTACCAACATCTACTGATTTAGATTTTCCAGTCCATGTGGTTTTCCATGAGTTCCATTGAACTGGAGAGAAACCATTCTGGTCAGCATTATACTCTCTAACAGTAGTAAGGAAGTTACCTTCTACAACAGGACCTTTAACAGGATTGAGTGTCTTAGTATCTACCCAGTTATCAGATTCTGGATGCAACTGAATATCTCCAACATATGTGAATACGTTGAACGGGTTAACATTCTCAACACCTGAAGAATATGGTTGATCTAAAAGAACTGTGCTTGTATATGGAAGTGTTACAAGATCTCCAGTTTGCTGTACATTAGTAGATGCTGTAGAGAATGTAAGAGGTACTTGAGTAGTGTAATGAGATGGACGACACTGACCCTCATCAAAATCAAGAGATACTCTATAGTCTTGATGTAAAGTATCACTAGTTGCAAGACTTGCAAAGTTATCTACTACAAATCCATTTTTAAATCTGCTAAGACCACTAGTGTCCCTAATTTCCATACTTGCAGTCTCACTCTCAAGTAGTGATAACTGTGTATAATATTCAAGTGTTTTAATTCTATCTTCTAACTGTTGGATATCTCTGAAAGTATATCTCTTAAAGTTAGTTTCTCTGATGCTAACATCTTCATCAACATCAAATACGTATGGATTGTAGTTAATTGTTGCCAATAACATTGCATCTTCAATGTCTTCTGGTTCAACAGGACTAGTGCTAGGAGCTCCTTTTACTACTTGAATTTCATTGTCTTTATTCATAAAGACTTTATCAACTCTAGCAAGATAATGTTCTAAACTTATAGTAGTAGTCTCACCAGGACCTGGTACACCAGTCTCGTTACCAGTAAATGCTCTACTACCAAAATCAAAGAATTCTGTACCATTTAAAGTAAAAGGACTGGTAACAGATCCTGTATTTGCCAATTTCTCAGGAACAATCGGTCTAAAATCAATACTATCTCTTAATTCTTCACCATCATAATTTGGAATAATCTTATAATCTGCAGTATCATAAGAATCTACAGTATATGGATTGATACCTGCAGTGGTAAGAAAACGATCATATATTACGAACACTTGGTGTGTTGGTGCTGCGTAACCAGATTTTCTAACAATAGATGAATAATCATAGAACTGATCTCTTTGCCCATCATCTAAATCATAACTATCTGTTATATTTTTTCCACCTTTACTAATAGTTCCATTAATAAGTTTTAAAGTAGCATTAGGTGCAGTTACAGTTTCACCATCAGTAAATTGATCATCTTCTACTGGGATGAAATAAATTTTATTACTATTACCACCAACCGCAACTATTCTTCCTCTTGCACCAGATGTGTCTCCAGTTATTACTTCATCGGTAGAAAGAGTACCAACTAAGTTAGTAAACTGCATATGAGGTATTGTATTGTCTGCATCTATAGTATTTTCATTAGATTCATATATTGCTTTTATCTTAAATACATCTCCACATCCAAGTGAGATTCTAGCATCATCTACTCTATATCCATATCCATCTCCTATAGCATTCTCTTGTGTTAGACCATTAACACCAGCAGCAAAACTCTTATCTAGTTTAAGGATCTTCATCCTTTCTGTAGTTTTTCCTTTAGCAGATCTATCTGAAGCAGCAACTGTAGCAATTAGAGAATAATTATTAGTTCCTGTTAATCCACTAACTTGAACATTTTGTCCAGTAGATACGTCAGTAGAAGGTGCTTGTAACAAATCACCATTAGTATTGTTAATAAGCAAGAATGTATCATTATTATTAGTATTGGTGAATACGAGACCAGAACCTGCATTAAAACCAAGTTGCCCTCCAGATGCTGCTCCACCAGCAAAATACTTTCTAAATGATCCTGATGGATTCTGTGTATTATTCTTATTAGTATTCTTTACTGCATCATATCCAAGAGCAGTAACTAATTTATTCTTTTGTCCTTCTTTAAGTTCAGGACGTGATCTAACTATCTGACCAGTAATAGCTTCATTAGCCATATCACCAGAACCAGGTTCTACTTTCTGTACATTAAAGTTGAATGCATCAGTGACAGCAGTAACTTTGACTTTGTGTATTACGTTATTATTTGTAAATTGAACGATATCACCCTCTTTTAACTGAACATTAAAGTTAGAAAGAGTTGCAGTTACAGTAGCAGTTTGATAGGGTGGAGACGAATTATTTCCAGCTATAGAAGATACAATAGGACCTGAACCAGGTAATGCTACATTGACATCTAATACTGCATCAGCAGTTCCACCACTTCCAAAACTATATGACTTTACATCACTAAAGTTATAAGATCTAACAGAGGCTGCGTTGTTATCTAATTGTCCAATATTAGTACCGCTACTTGCTGTGTTTAAATCTAATTGTTCGTTTTGTACAAATGTTCCTACTACATCACTAAGATATCCTACTTGACTAGATGAATTAGTAATTGCTACGAATCCAGTAGCACCAGAAGTTCTACCTACAACAAAGTCGCCTAACTGCCAGTTAACATTTCCTTGACAATCAAGTCTAGTAAAAAACTTAGTATCAATTAAATTTGTACGGTAAACCGTACTTTGGTTGTTAACCGTACCTGATTCATAAGCAAAGTTGAGAACTCTTGTTTGACCAATAATATTACCAGCTGCAGTACCAGGAGTTCCAGTTATTTCATCTCTTAAGTTAATAACTTCATATATGGCAGGTGCTTTGTGGGCATTTGTCATAAAGACATAATTCCCAATATCAGTAGCAATAAATTTGTTGTTCTCTCCCACAAAAGTTCTTGGTTTAGCTACATCCTTATATGTTGTAGATAAACGTTCTGTTCTATATCCAGAAATATAAGCTTGACCACTGGATAATTGTACTGCTATGTTTGCTTCATCAGCTGTATTACCATCTCCAGTTCTAGCACCTTCTGAATATACCCCATTATTAAATCCATCATTAAGATTTTCTCTAGCATCTACCTCAAATTTCTTGACATAGTAGTCACCAGATTCTTCTTTAGTTCTAGTGGCAAGTATATCATTAATAAATCCAAGGTCACTTCTTTCTACCTTCTTCTCAATCTCACCAACATTAGTTCTAAGTAATTCTATAAAGTCAGCAGAGTTAGGATCTGCAATATTCTTCTTAACTAATGTTAGGTTAATTTTAAATCTATCTGCACCAGGTGCCGAGAAGTTTGTGCTTCCTATTGCATTATCATATAGACTTTCATCTTCATCAGCAGTTATAATTTTTTCTTCTACTTTTAAACCTACTTTATATGTTGGGTCAGTTCCATACTGATCTAATATAAGAGTTTGCTCTTTTACGGGAGCAAAATATCCTCTAACATAATAAACACCTGCACCAACGTTAGCAGTTGAACCCTTAGAATTTGCATTTGAGTTTAAGAGTTGAGCAAGAGGTGTATTAGCAGCAATAGTTGTAGCCGCGTAAGTAATGTCGCTTTCGCAGGTGAGTGTTTCTCCATCCGTGAAGGTGGTTGTGACGTTATCGTCTGCTTTTTGTAAGTAATTTATATAAAAAGTTATGTTATTTCTAGTAGATGTAGTAGAACTAATAGAAAATAAGACACGAGCACGAACACCAGAAGTAGAACCTTTAAGAACTAAGTTATCAAGTTGAGTACGATATAATTCAACGTCAAGATTAAGATAATTGTTTTGGATAATTACACATGCAACATCCTTATTCAAAGTAATACCACCAGGAATTACCTGAGCACCTTCTTTATAAACACCTTGTCCAAAGGAGTCTATCTGATTCTGCATTAAACTTTGCAGCGTAGTAAGTTCCCTAGCCTGTACTGGATAGCCAGGTTTGAAAAGTACTTTTAGGAAGCCCTTACTAGAGTCAAAGTCGTCGAAGTAAGGAGCTATATTCAGGTTAGTATTCTGTGCCATTTAGAATTCAATTACTACTTTGAGCTCTTCGTTTTGATCCGCAGATCTTGTTATTGGATTTCTGTTATCTATGTAGAGGATTTCTCCAGAGTTAGTTTGGATTTCTTGATTAGCATATCCACCAACAAAGGAAAGTCCTAATTCATACACAGAGACACCAATTTGTATCTGTGTTTCTTGGTTAGCTGATGTTCCAAACGTTGTGTCTGGAGTTGCAGTATAAGCATTTTGAGATGATGTAATCTGGTTAGCACCAGAGAATGCAATCACATTTCCATTCTGTGTACCATCAACTGAGTCTTGATAATATTTCAATACTTTAGTTGTGGAATCATATGATACTACAAACCCTTTTGCATTTGTAGTAGTTTGGACAATAGTTTCACCAGGAGAAAATGCACCCGTTGGTGTACCAGTGCCTGACTGAGGGAAAATCATTGCTTTAACAGCAGATCTAGTATTTTGACTACAAACAGTTGTTGTATTGTAATCAAAAGGATTTAAAAC